ACCTTAGCCACTACAGCACCAGGGACTTCCCTGCTAACGCTTAGCGGCATGGCTGGCGGACAGGCAACGGCTAGGCTACAGGCTGCGTGCCTTGGCGACAGTGTTGCTATTAAGGTGATCCCGAGCGACGTAACAGATTCGGCCACAAGCACAGGGCCAACCACTTGGACTGGCGGTGCCATCGCTCAGGCTGGCGGTGCTTCAGGCAACGAATCGGCAAGCGGGGAAAGCCAAGTAAGAGTCGATACTTCCGGCCAGGTTCGTGTGCGAACTTATACAGCGGCGGGAAACCTTGACTATCGAATTATTGTTTTTGGCTGGAAGGAGTCGCGCTAATGTACGTTCAAAGAAACGATAACGGCGACATTGTCGGGGTCTATGCGGCTTTGCAGCCGGATATTGCTGAAGAGTTTATTGACGAATCGTCGCGCGAGCTTGCAGCATTTTACGAAAAGGCCAGCGAGGCGCATTTGAATGAATAATCTAGCCAAGTTTTTCTGTCTTGACGAATCAAGTGACGTGCCGGTATCAACCTCTAGCGGCCCGCTGATCACAACCAGTTCAGCATTCTTGTGGCCAGGCGTTCATCGGTTCAACGGTGTGAATTATGACTGTTCGAGGCAGGGGCTTTACCGCTTCAAGGCGGCCGGAAACGCCTTTTACGTCAACAAGGTATGTTGGGCACAAAACAAGGCAGATGTGGACATTTACGCCTTGATGAGCGCCATTCAGTGGAACCATGTGCATGGTGTGGCCGACAACAACTACAGCCACCAAGCCACCGCCAACGCTGGGGTATATCGTAAATGGCGTTCTCAGTGCGGCTATATTGCGGCATTCTCCGGCTGGCTGGTCAGTGTCGGCACTTTGCTTAGCTACCGAGTGGTAAATGTGAGCACGGTCAGCAATTTTAATGGTTACGACGATGGTCACGTTATCCTTGAAACGTATCACTCTGACGGCTGGCGCATGTGGGATCTGACCAACGGCTGCTATTTCCGAAATTCCAGCGGCAAGCACCTGAGCACGTCTGAGTTTATCGCCCATATTGCGAGCAACGGGCCTATGCCTGAAAAAGTGAAACTTGACGGTAACGACCGGCGCTGGCAATCCGAGTCAGCAGGCTCGCTTGACCTTGGCCTGTATGGTGAATTTGAGATGGGTACACCTGAGCAGGTTGAGGCATGGTATCGCCGCATTTTTCAGTCAATCGTGTAAGGGCGAGGCATGGCACAAGATATGATTTTCAATTTATGCGCAATGGTGGCAGTATGAAGAACAAACCACGCAATGGCGGTAGCAATGAAAAACCTAAAAAACCAGCTACAGAAACTAGATCCAGCCGGCCTAATGCTCGGCTTGGTGTGCAACCGCCTCGCCAACGTCCTCGCTGACGACGATATGGTCTGGCGACTGCATGACATAACCCTGAGCGCCTGCTTTGCCTTTGCGGCATTGTGGGCGCTTCAGCTTGTGCCTTATGCATCGCTTCGGATTAAGTGTGCTGCTGCTGTAGTGGCTGGGGCTGCTTTCGTCGATCTACTCTGCGTTGTGCTGAGCATTCCTGGCTACTGGTATTGGCTTGTGGCTCAGGTTGTCGCCGGCATTGGCCTGGCATCCTTCTATTTCCTGCGCTCATACGATCAGCCATCCGATCCTATTGATGACGCTCACTTGTTCTGCTTGCGCTCTAAGCCTGAGTCTCTGCAAGACTTCCTGATTGCCATGCTCGGGATATACGGGCCTAGCGGCGGTTACGCTATATATGCGAACGGCATCATCTACCGCTATCGTCGCGGCGAGCTTGTGGCCAAGACCTGCGCCGGCATTCCTCCTTTGCGTTATCATGTAACGCGCGGGAAGCCAATCACTGGCGCGATGATCCGTGAACTTAAATTCCTTGTCGGCTCCAAATGGAGCCTTCGCAATAACTGCCTAACAGTGCTTGGGCCACTATGGAGAAAGCACCGTGGATGAAGTTTTCCGGGTAGTTAAGCCGCTATTCTTGGCGCTAGCATTCTGCGGAGCGCTTATCGCCTTGTCATTCTGGCCCCCAACTACTCGGGCAAAGCTGGTAGCAAACGTGTTTATCGGCACCATGATTTCAGCCACTACAGTGCCGGCCATCAGCGTAGTGATTGAATACTTCTTTCCTTCCTTCCCCCAGTCTATATTCATCGTCGGCCCTGCCTATTTCTGGTGCGGCCTGCTCGGCATGAAACTTGTCCCGGTAGCGGCCCGCATCGTTGACCGCCTCAAAGGCGTTAAAATCCCAGGGGTGGAAGAATGAACCCTCTTATCCTCTTTCCGGTATTGATCGCGGCACTGTACGCCCTGATGGCTACTGTGTGCATATGCGGGCGCATGGATCGAGCAACAAAGTGGTGGGTGAGGGTTCCTATTGTACTGCTGGCGTTCCTGTCGTTTCTGGCCGTCGCCCGCACCATTTGGGGTGAGTGGCAATTCAGTATCCCTGACTTTGGCTTGGCCGCTGCCGTGATGGTTGGGGCGGTCATTCTTGCGCGGCTTCCGAGGATTAGAACATGAGCTACAAGCTATCGCGTAAAAGCCTTGAGCGCATGCAAGGCGTGCACCCCGATCTAGTAAAGGTTGTGTTGCTCGCCATCCAGTTGACCGAGGTTGATTTCGGCGTAACAGAAGGCGTGCGCACCATTGAAAAGCAGCGCGAGTACGTTGCCAAGGGCGCAAGTAAAACCATGAATAGTCGGCACCTTACCGGGCATGCGGTTGACCTTGTTGCGTATATCGGCAGTGATGTTAATTGGAGCTGGCCCTTGTATCACAAGATCGCCGGCGCAATGAAGCGCGCGGCCAATTCGCTTAATGTGCCTATCATCTGGGGCGGGGACTGGAAATCCTTTAAGGACGGCCCTCACTTTGAGCTAGACCGCAAGGATTACCCTTGATATGCCTTGGCTAAAGATCGTGCCGCTATGGGTCTGGATTGCGCTTGTAGGCGCTATTGCCGTAGGCGCTCAGCAGCTACGCATTGCATCGCTACAGGCTGATATGGCTAAGCAGTCTCAGATGTACGCAGAGCGATCAGCAGAGCAGGCCGCTAAAGCGCTATCAGAGCAAGAAGCGATGGCCAGCGATATGGCCAATGCCGACATGAAAGCAATTGAGGTAATCAACAATGCTAAGCAAGAAGCTGAAAAGCTGCGTGATTGTGTTGATCGCGGCACTGGCTGTGGGTTGCGCATCAAAACCGTTACCCGTAACGTGCCCTCAGCCTGCTCCCCTGCCGGCGTGGGTGATACAGGAAGCGAGTGGGCCGAGCTTGATCCAGGCGTTAGACGGCATTATTTCTATCTGCGAGAAAGACTGCCAGTAGTACAGGAAGCGCTGCGCCTGTGTGTCAGTCAGTATCCGCGCACAAATCCCTAGCCCGAACAAACGTCTTCAAGTCGCTGCCTATTCCATGGCTGAGCTGAATCATCGGGCAAACATGCTCAAACACAACCGGCTCGCGCTTCGCCTCAGCAATAACTGGGGCGGCAAGCGCGAAGCACAGCCACAGTAGGCTGAATAACATTGTCCAGCCGGCTATCAAGTTCGCCATGGATTCACCCCTAGCGCTACAGCCTGATTGACAGCGCCGCGCAGCTTGTTGTGGTCTAGCCTCAGCTCCCGAGCGATCACTTTCCATCGAATCCCGTATTCCTGGCGCAGCTCATACGCAAACGCCAATTGATCGACTGGTATTGATCTTGGCCTACCCATTCTCAGGCCTCCTATCACTTCGATTACAGCCTACCAACGGCCTCTGCTTATCATCCAATGGCCATGCCTGCTCAAGGCCGCAGCCTGTGCAAACTCGCATGTAAAGGCTTCGCAGGTCGGACATAGGCGACTTGCAATCAGGGCAAGGTTTGCCGGTTGCGTCGGTCATGGCTTGTCGCTCAGGGCTGCGTCGATGCGCGCAATCAACTCGTCTAAGCTCGGCCAATCCGATTCGACCTCATGTGCTATTACTTTTCGACAGCGGGTAAGAAGATCGCGCAACCCATCTACCTGCTTTAGCGCGGCGTCCCTTTCTGCAATAAGCTGGTCAAGGGTGCCAATCTTTGCGAAGAAGCCCGCAGCTCCTATCTCGCCTATGTGTTCCAAGCGCGCTGTATTTTCGTCTCGCAGCTCGGCGCACTCTTGCTCTAGGCGTTCGTAGTCGGCGTGCTCGACATAGCGGCCAGACTCATGCCCAAGAAGCGCCTTGTGGCCAAAGCCAATTACGGCATAACGCTTGACTTGCTCGGTCATGGCTTTTGCTCCAGCAGGGCGCGGAGTTCGTTGATTGCGTGACCCTGCTCCTGCACGAATCCGTTTGCGATGCGTTCCAGAAGTTCGCGCGTCACGCCGTCCGCCACTTTGTCGGCTGGGTGGGTGTAGAGCGGTTTAATCATTAGGGTCGGGTCGCCTACAGCCCATGCGGGGTACTCAACGTATACCGCAGGAAGCGCTCCGGCCGTAGTTACCTGCCACGCAACAGCCTCGCCCCCTTGGCTGGGCTGGGCGCGGATCTTTTCGGCGTAACGGTGCAGCGCCTCAATGTCACTCTTTGCGTCTTGCAGTGCGTACATGACCGCTGCCGGTGACTGCTGCGCCATAGATTTTGGGTCTGATTTGAGCCACCGCTCACGGGTGCGCTGTAGTTTCAGTTCTTTGTCCATGTCAGCTACTCCGCTGCTGGTTGGTCAGAAGCTCTATCGCTTCACGCAATGCGTCCTCGTCGCGCCGTAGCTGGCCACGAACAGCGCTGGCGTTTGGGTTATCGCGCTTTGATGCGGCTCTGGCGTGTTCGGTGCGCGCTAGGATTTCTTTCAGGCGCTGCACAGTTCGGCGGCTCATACATCACCGCCCTGACTGACTGCTGACGGGGCGGCGGCGAGCATGGCAGCCTGAACAGTTTCTACCGCCTCATGGTTTACGCCTGATCCGTCTGCTACTGGTTCGAAAAGCTCAACTTTTGCAACGGCGTATCGCTCGCCTTTGGTAAAGCCGAAAGCCCCGTGCAGATAGAAGGCCCGATTTGCACCAGCTCGATCTGAATGCATGCCATCGGTAAGCGTCGGGTTTCCATATTGATCCAGTTCGGCAAGCCACCATTGCACCTGCTCACCATGGCTAGGCGCTGAGACCTCTAGATAGTCACTTACTCCTGTACGCCGCCGACTGCCTGAGTACTCGTTTCTGATATTTTTGATAGTGTCTCCAAGGTATTGAAGGGTGTCCTTCAATTCATCTTCCGCATTAACGTGAAATACGACCTTATCCCAGAACCATACAAGGCCAGGAAGAATACCTAGGCGCTCGGCTTTTCTAGCCATTACGGCCATCTTTGCTCGGCTATGAGCAGGGATACCATGCGCGTCAATAAAACGGGTGAAATCAGATAGAGAATCCGCGCGAGGCTTACCAGCGCTGACATGGGTTGAGTTGAGGTCACGAAGGTGCAGCCAGACCTTGAACATATTGGATGGCTGCTCAACGTGGTATCCGGACGAAGTGCTGGCTTTGTTGTCGCGCAACATTGCTTTATAGCCAGGGAATGCCGCCTCGAATTCTCCTTTCTCGGCTTCAATTTCACCGGCGCGAATAACCGGCCGCCCCTCCGTATCCTCGTACTTGGCCAGGCGGGCGCGCAGGCGCTCAACTTCTTCAACTGCAAATTCGCCGACTGCTTTTGGTAATTCGATTCCGTTACTCATTTTTCTCTCCGGTTTATTTTTGGAGCCGCTATTCTTCTTGCGCCTCAGCAATGTCGTCAGGATGCTTGCCGTATAGCCGCGCGATTGGCTCGCGTAGTGATTGGCGGATTGCAGAGAGCTCGCCCTGCAAGTGGGCAATGCGCGCCACATGCTCAGGCTCGCATTCATCATGCATGCGCCGCGCAGTTTCGTATGTTTCGTCAGTCACATAACCGAGGTCGCCATAGCCGCCAAGGCTATAGCCAATCAGCTGCGCGAACTGCTCTCGGTCGTTTTGGCTGAAGTCCATTCGCGCCAAGTCATTAAGACCGATTCCGCCATGATCTAGCAAGTGGCGAATAATGGCGTTTGCCTTGAATCGCAGCGTTCCATTGCAATCCAGTTCCGGTGGCTGAATCGGATGCTTACTCATCTTCAACTCCCATCACGCGACCTGAGACAGTCGCAGTAGCTTTCAATTCACTTAACAGTAGCGCTGCATGCGCGTCTGACGTTGCGTAGAAGTACCCGCCTAGCTGACCGTCTGGCGTTTCGTAATCGATGCTGTAGAGATACCACCACCGGCCTTTTACGAATGACTTGATAGGCAGGGTTAGTTCGTCGTTCACGGCATTCTGCGCCAATTTTCCGGGTTATCCAGATCGCTGCGCTTAACCTCTTTCGATCCGCGCCCGATGCTTTCAAGGCTGACCACGCCGGCCACTTCAAACATAAACCGATAGATGACACCGCTATGCAGATGCTGATAACGGGCGACCTGCTCATTGATTCGCTTAACTGTCGGGCTTTCCTGCATGCTCATGGCTTTTCACCTCGCATAATCAACTGATCGTCCACGGCTTCGATTTGCTTGCGCAGATTCAGAATCGTCTGCTCGGCTCGGGCCTTGGTGTATCGGTCGTATTTATTCAGCCGGCCAATGAGTAGGCGGACGCTGTTCTGCATGTGAATGCGATGCATCTTTAGCTGTTCGGTATCCATGTTTAATCTCCACCCATCATGTCATCGCCAAAGCACTGACCGTTGCATTCGTAAATGCCGCACTCAGGGCAAGGCTTATCGTCGCTAGGTTCTGAAATCGCAGAGCGCATCAAATCAAAATGCACGCTGCTAACGTGATTGTTAAGCGCCTGCTTTGTTTTGAATACGCGCCTAGCCTTTGCGCCTTCGCAGTGCTGGCAGCATATCGGCGGCGCAACATATGGCGCAGGCGGCGCAGGAAGAGCAGCACGAATACGCTGAATCAATTCGCGAGCCTCACGGTCTGCGTCACACTGCGAGTAATACGGCTCCATCATGCCGATAAGGCTTTCCATTTCATCAACTGCTTCTTGCAGCAGTTCAAGATGTTCGCCCATCACTTGCACTCCCGCAGCGTTTTACCCGGAAACGCCGCCAAAAAATCAGCAACAGTAACAACGCCCTGCGCCTGCATGGCGGCGATGAATTCTTGGGTGCTTGAGAATTTCATTGTGCTTTCTCCCAGTAACCTTTGCGCCAAAACATATGCCACCACGGTGAAGACCATACCCACTTAGCGGATACCCATTCGCGGTTGTAGCTTTCAGCGCCACAGCCCGGACATGGATTTGCAGGGTGGAAATCTTCATACAGCGAGATTCGATTGCACTTCAAGCAGCGGCCAACGCTGTCGTAACTGTCAGCCTGATAGCCATGGTATTTAGGCGGGACGTGGTGGCTCATGCCTTCTTCCCCTGAATAATGTACTGAGCCATCTGGCCAGCGACGATGTGCGAAATCTCGCGCGCCCAGTCTTCTGTCCGCATCTTCTGCATGCCTTGCAGCGATACCGCATAAGCTACTTGCCCGTCAGGAAGGCGCAAGCGAAGGTGCATTTCTTGGCGCAGCTCATCAATTACATGACCCATGCTGACAACTTCAAGGTAGTCCATGGCGATGGATAGCATCGCTGCCATTTCGTTATTGCCGGCCATGTACTTAAGATCATCGACAAGCGCGGCGCGAGGCATGCCATAGCGACGCTCAAGCGTCCTGACGTGATTCTCGATAGGCGGCAGGCCAATGAAGTGCTTGCCAAGCGTGCGTGCAACATGGTCTAGCGCATCACGCATAGGCGCAGTGCTATTGATGGCAATTCGCATTCTTTTTTCCATCGCTGCATTGTCTTGCTGGGCTTTCATCAGCTCAGCCTTCAATGCGCGTTTCTGGTTACGGCCGAATCGCTTGCTCATTGGCTCGCCCTCAGCGCCTTCAACACTTTGTCGGTGACGTTCTGGTCGCCAGCATAGAAGCGGAATGCGCCAGGCTTGTTGCGCTGATGAATGACAGTAAGCAGATGCTTGCCGCTGGCCGTTTCGACTTCAGTGCGACTGATACATGCCTTGCTTTCGATTGCACGCCACATGGCTGCTTCGATGCTCCAGGCGGTGCGCGGGTGGCTCAAGTTTGATGCATTCATATTCATTTGCTAGCCCTATTTCGTGTGCGTTTCGATAAATCTACGCCACTGCGCGCGCCATTGCAACAGCCGATTATGATTTAGCGATTAAACCGCCAATCTCAAGCGGAGCATGCACGACAGGAATGCCTCGACCAATCGAAGGGCGCGCAAGATTCGGGTGTTTGCGCATCCAGTCTTGGACGAACCAAAGTTGGCCGCAGCCGCCACCAATATCGTCCTGGCCAGCAGGATCAAAGCAGCGAGTCGAATAGCCGAGCATCATCAGCTTTCCCATAAAATCAGATGCTAGCTGGCGCTGGCGAACGTTAGCAGCGGCTACCGATTCATCGCGCTCGCAAACAACGCTAATGGTTGCCTGCCATACCTTCGGATCAAACAGCTCATAGATACGCTGCGCGTCTTCTTGGCTGGTGTTGCCTTCATGCGCGCAGTAGTTAAAGAAAGGCTGGCGACCTGTTGCGGAATACCACGCCTCGCCTTCAATGCTGATCTGGTAAAGGTCTAGCTTTGCCTTGAATGGGATCAGTGCATCACGCGCAGCATCGGTGCTTTCGTGGACGCTGAATTGCAGGCCGACAGTTGGCACGTCAACAGACAGCTGGCGCACGCGCTCATAGTCAACCTTTGGCGCTGACGTGCTGATCAGAAGAGAAAAGCGCGGATACATCGCGTACAGCCGGCGAATTGCATCAGATAAGCCTTTGAAGTTAAGCAGCGGTTCGCCCATGCTCATAAACATAATCTGGCAGCGCTGCACTTTCTCGGGATCAATACCGCGATCAGCAAACAAATGCTGAACCTGTGCAACGATTTCATCACCAGTCAGCGAGCGCACAAACGCATCACCAGCACCGCAGAAGCGACAGCCGACCGGGCAACCGCTTTGGGTGCTGCAACAGATAACGGTGCGCTCTTCGTATGTCGGGTATTTGTAGAGCACGGCCTCAGCAACAGCGTTGCCAAAGTCAAAAACGTACTTGCTTACGTTTTCATCGGTTGAATCAATCCGTTTAACGTCCATTTCAATTCTCTCTTTGGTTGTGGTTTATGGCTTGCAGCGCAAACACTTGCAGCTTGATACCGGGGCTAGCGTGCCACGGCAGTAAATCGGTACATCGGTTTTCATGGTAAATATCTTTAGATGAAAAGCCCCAGCGGTCTGGGGCGGGTTGGCTACTTCTCAAAGTAGCTTTCGGCCTTCTCACGAGTGCAGCGGCGCGAACCGTAATAAAAATTCAATCGCGGCCCGCGACGGGTTGGAAGATGTACGCAAACAATGTCGGCATATCGAGCTTCTGCATAACCGCTCTTAGAGAGTTCGGCATTATTTTTCGCCATCTGAATCAGCATCTGAATGGTCACTGTCTTGTCCTCTGGTGTGTTGTTCGTTTCGATGGCTTCACTCTAGCTAATCTTTCATAACGTGACAAGTCACAAAACGTAGTTTTCGATCAAATACGTTAATGCCTCGCCCTTCCTCTGCTTCCCGGTAAATCCCTGGGCCTTGCAGATCGCCTCAAGCTTCTGCATCGTGCCGCCGTAGACGAGAAACTGAATGCGCCGCCCGCCTAGCTTGGCTATAGCTGCATTTTCCCTATCGCGCTGGTCTTGCTTGCGCTCGCGCGCTGATTTAGCTGGCATCTTTCTTCTCCGCGAATTCCACTGCATCCTTGCGCTCAGCCATACCAAGCAATGCGCGCAATGCGTAGACGCTTTCAAAACGATCTTCGCTTAGATATTCGATAAGCTCAGCACGCAAACCGCCGAACTCTATTCCTTCGTCGTGGTTAAGGCCGAAAGGCCCGGCGCGCAGCTCGTTATCAAGCCAGTTGCGAACCTCATAGCAAGCATTGCAGGTTTTGTAGGCATAACCGCTGCCATCGTATGCGCCGGCCTGACGGTGATAGCTCTGCCCCTTGGAAATCTGCCCACGGCATTCACAGCACTTGTGAGTCTTGTTAGCGGTGACAACGTAGTCGCTTTGAAAGTCGCCCATTTCAATTCTCCGTTTCTTGATTTCTACTGCGCGGCAGTTTGTGATTCCAGATCGCATTTGCAATGTAGCGCCGGCTCAGCCCTAACGCAGGGCCAATCTTTTCATAGATGGCATCGATACTGATCCCGGTAATAGCCAGCTCAGCAATAGCCGCCAAGCGCTTTTGCTTTTCCAGTATGTTCGCCCGCTGCTTTCTCTCGGCTGCCGTCTTGCGCGGTTTGCGCACAGGCTCTTTGAATGCGGGCTTGCCCGGTACATTGATGAAAAATGTCTGCTTAGGCCGATCACCCACGTAAATCGGCAGCGTCGCTACAGGCCCGTTAGCAGCTTCAAACGCTGCCATAGCCTCAGCAATATCAGTCCGCTGCTGGTCTTTTGCCTCGATTGTGTTGATGGTTAACATTTCATGGTTCCTTTAGGTGGCGCGTCCGTGCGCCTTTGGTCTTAGTCGTATTCGCTGTTGACTGATTCGGCCATGGGCAAAAACACTTCGTCTCCAACAAAAGCCCGAAGCCTACCAATTAGCTCTCTCTGCTTTTTATCGTTTCTATCCGCCTTTAGTTTCTCTATTTCTATCCTGGCCTCCCTGGCAATCTGGGCTGCCTTCTCATTCGCCTTTGCCGCCTCTAGCTTAAGTTCGGCAGCACGAAGCATATCGTCACGTTGCTCTTGCCTGATCTTCTGTTTTTCAGTGAGCGGCGCTTGCTTTGGGAATCGGATCGCAAGAAGGTCGGTTAACTCTTTCAGCTCATTCTTTGCATGGTGAAGACGCTGATAGTCTCGGGTAACTACGCCGGCAGGAATGTCAAAACCAAGGGCATATTTTGCAGGACGCGAATCAATGATTGCCTGAGCGTCAAGCACAGACTCTTTTGCAGTCGCAATCTTCTGCTGTAACTCTTCCAATTTCATTTTGTGGCTCCAATGTTTAGGGCGCATGCGGCCCTTTTAACTTCTCTTACGCAAGTATCGCTTAACCGCCGACACATACTTACGCCCGCACGGTAAAGGCTCAGGAAGGCCCGCAACGAACGCGAAGCCTTCCATTCTATCCGTGCGACTCTTAACGCCCAGCAGCGCGTCACGCGACACTAGGGCGGCCCGGTTAAGCTGAATGAATCTATCGCCCAGCTCAACAGCCAAAGTGCGCAGGCTATCCACAATAAGCAGCTCGCGCCCGTCGCGATGGTGGCAGACCGTGTACTTGTGCGAGCTTTCAAAGCGCACAACGTCAGCGACTTGCCAGACGATTGGTTTGCCTAGGTGCAGGGCTTTGACAGTGGTGCGGATCATGGTTATCCCTCAGGAAATACGGAGAGAAGGCTTTGTCTCAAGCCGAGCCCCGGGGACTTCTTCGCCCGCATTTAGTGCCGCAGCAATATCAGTCTTGCTGACTGTGCGAGTCCACTTAACAAACGGGCTGTCATCTGGGAAAGATGATTCATCGTCGATCACAACGGATGGCCGGCCCTTACCAAGTTTTGCAGTGAATGTGCCGTCAAGCGACTTAATCTCACTGATGCCGCATTTTTCCATGTTGTACTTTAGGTATTCACGCAGCCATTCCTCTCGCGCCTCTAGCGTCTTTCGCTTGGCTGCAACTCGCTTTTCGTGAGCCTTAAGCGCTTCGATCTCCGCCGAAAGATTAAGAGAATAAGCAGCTACCGCACGCCCCTTGTCGTTTAATCCGCCCTGCAACGCCTCCAGCGTATCGCGCACAACCTGCTCAGGAAGGTCAGGATCATCAAGCACTTCAAGCGCTTCAATGTATTCGTTTGCCAGTTCATAAAGCTTGATAGCAGTCATTTCACACCTCTTTAAAGCCGGATTACTCCGGCTGCTCAGCATCTGTTAACTGTGCCTTGCGGTTCTCATAGCGCAGCTTTGCCTTTTCCTGCAAATCAGTCTCGCCGCTCAGCTCGCGCCAGGCTACGCCAAACGCTGACTTTAGGTTTTCCAGGGTGTCGGCTTGGTCAATCACTGCGATAAGGTCAACAATCGCAGCTTCGGCACGCTCACGCGCACTAGCGCCGCAATTCAACCAATCAAGCAGACGGCGGCCGGTATCTTCGGTAATCAGCTCAGGGTTAACAAACAGCTTGGTTCGGTCTTTGCTTGCTACCGCCATATGTCCGTCATGCGATACGTCAAGCACTACGGTAAATTCGTAGTCGGTGCCTTCTCGCTGCTCTGACTTTAGGCCAAGCTTTACGACCTTCTTGCCTTCGCCCTGTACGGTTTCGGTCTTGCTGCGCATAGTGCAAATGATATGCAGCGGGCTTGTCAGCATCTTGTCGATCAGGCGGCGATGGCGTGGCGTTGTTTCATTCCATGCCGACCAAGTGTTGCCCTTGTATTTTGCCTTGGCTATTTCATCATTGATTTCCAAGCAGCCGCCCGCGCCAGTCCATTCGTGCGAATAGCTGTCGATAATCAGCACTTCGTAACCTGCCGCCTCTGCCGATGTGATCGCCTCAATAAAGCGCTCAGGGCTGTACGGGGGGTGCAGCTCCATTGTGTCGAACTCTGCAACATCCGCATAAAGCGATGCGCTTCCGTGTTCAGTATCGATAACGGCAATCTTGTCTCCAAGACCTTTAGCCATCTGCAAAGCCGAATAGGTCTTACCGCTACCTGACGGGCCTGCAAGTGCTAGCCGTAGCCGTGCCTGCTTGCGTTCTGCCTTCTTAAACATGGTTATTGCTCCTGAGTATCCCATTGCCGCTGAATAGTCTCAGCAGCTTCGCTGTAAGCCTTCTTAGCGTCGCCATCGAATTGACTAGCGTTGAACTCACCTGTTTGTGCCCAGTCTAGCCATGCTTGGCGTTGAGCTTGTTCTTTGTTCATTTCTCACCTCTGTATTTGTTTAAGGCATAGCTTGCCCACTATCCCCAGCAAGAAGGACTCCAGCCTTCACGCCATGCAAGTAATGCAAATATCACCAGAGGCGATATGGGTACACGTCGATCCCCATCAGGCGTTAACCTGAAACCCGTATCCATTTGGTCGCTGTCGTCTGCATTAGCAGCTTGCTGGGACTTGGTTGTCAGGGCGAGACAGGGCCAAGGTTTTGCATTCTGGAAAACTGGGTTTTGCTTTCGCCGCAGCAGGAAACCCTTAGTAAACGCTGATTCCAGACGCAAAAAAGCCGTACTGCGTTGGACTGGTTGAACCCTGACAAGATACGCCGAAGGGGAATCTACCCTCGTATCTGCCAGTCCAGACCAACGCACTACGGCCTTTACTAGCGATTCGTTCTCGGGGTTAATGCATGCCGGGTTCAGCGGCAACGTAATCATATCAGCACCTATCGCAATTGCAAGGTTAGGCACCACGTCTAGCATGGTGCCGGCTTGTTTATTCTGCAAACTTTCGCCAAGCTGCCGGAGTAGCAAAGGTTTCCCCGGTGCGCTCAAGACAAGCGTAATCCCAAAGCTCCGGAGCTGTGGCTAGTCGATAGCCTGGAAGGTCGGAAAGCTCTTCGCGCTCAAAGCGGGCAATGCGTTCGCGCACGTCTTGGTCGCTAGGAATATTGCCAAACCCCATGCCGACTGTCGCAACACCAAAGCCGCTGCCGTTAGTGATGACGATTTTAATTTCAGCCTCAATCGGAAACTTTACCTTGTCTTCGCTATTCATTGCCTGCCTCCCGTTAAACCAATTTCACAACCAAATCAATCGCCTGCTGCACGGTTTTGACTTGCTCGGCGTCTGCGTCGCGGATGTCAATTTCAAAGACCTCCTCGCACTCCATCACCAGTTCAATAGCGTCCAAGCTATCCGAGCCCAGGTCGTCGAAAATATGATGCTCTGGCAGAACGGCTTGATCGTTAATGCCAAGCTGGCGCGCGATGATGTTTGTTACCCTTGCTGCGATTGATTCGGACATTGCGTGATCCTTTGGTTATGCCGCCACTGTGGTGACGGCTTGGTGTTTATAGGTCAATCAGCCGTCGCCGTAGCCGTAGCCGTCGCCGTCGCCGTCGCCGTAGCCGGAGCCGGAGCCGGAGCCGTCGCCGTCGCCGGAGCCGGAGCCGTCGCCGGAGCCGTCGCCGGAGCCGGAGCCGGAGCCGTCGCCGTATCCGGAGCCGTAGCCGTAGCCGTAGCCGGAGCCGTCGCCGGAGCCGTCGCCGTTAACTTCTTGTTTATTCAGCTTTGACATTCGGAGCACCTTCGATGCTGGCGATTGCTTTGTCGGTGCATGGGATCAGCTCAATTGCCTCCAGCCAAACACTTGCAACGGCTTCTGCAATCTTGCTTTGCTTTTCCTTGATGCCGTGGTTAGCAACGGCGCTCAGGCTTACCGACTCAGCGGCATGCCAGCGCCACATGCGGCGAGCGTTTTTCACGATTACTTCATTGCCAGCTTTCTGCTCGACTTCGCCAAACCAAACGCCAGCAGCGTAGGTGCGTACGATACACTTCTTGCCGATCATCCCGCTAAGCGTTGGCTCTGCCGATGCAGCTACCTGAACCGCGCTAAACATGGCCGCAATCTGCTTCAGCTCGCCATAAGTCATGTTGTCGATATTCAATTTGTAATCCTCTTGCTTGGTTGATTTCAGTTATTCCGCCATCGCATTATTGCCCCAGCCCGCCATTGCGTCAAGCTGTTTCAGGCAATAAAAAAGGCGACCGGTTATGGCCGCCTTGCTGTGGCTTCTTTATCAGGAATCTCGCTAATGCTTTACACGGCATAAGGGCTGGATTGGTCTAGCCAATCTTTCTAACCGTGTACCCTTGGGAGCGCTGCCCCGCGCTTCAAGCCTATCCTCTTCGCCAGCGCCGTGATTGTAGGCCACGGCACTGGCGCTGGCAATTCACTTGATGCGCAAGCCTAAGCCTGTTTTCTCTATTGCGGCGCGGCATCTGTCGTATTGCTTGCATGCTCCGGTAATTTCGCTGTCACTGTATGAATAATCCATATAAGGCGACTTTAACGGAATCTCCATAGCGTCAAGCGCAGCATTAAATCCAATCCATGCATCATGTAAGCACTGCTCAACATAAGTGTTGTATAGCGGATCGCTTTTCGGCAATGCATCGCGCCGATAGTGGAAGCGAGCGCCAGGCCAGTGCGTCACTATCTTATCCTCAAACAACTTTCTACGGGCTTCCTCAACTGATTGCGTCATCTGCTTTCTCCAACTTATACGGTTGCAAGTCGTTAAGATCGGCGGCAAGTCGAGAGCGAAAGCTATCTTCTCCATCATCACCAGATATCAGCCAATCAATGCGCTGTGCGTATATGTAAGCCTCGCGCAGTTTGTTTGCCGCAATCTTGAATGCCTCGACAATATCAGGCGGATATTCCTGATAGCGCAAATCGCCGTATTGGTCGCGATCTTGTGAGCCGTTGTTAAGAATCAGACTGTCTATCTCATCAGCCATCTGAGTGATTTTGTATTGGTCATAATCGAAGTGTCCGCCGCTCATGCTGTCGCCCTCATAAGTTGCTCATTCTTAGCCTTGCGCAATTCCGCCCTGCGCTCTTGGCAGACCAAATATGCGCGAGTCTCGAGAGAAAGCCAACGCGCATCGGATATATAGCCCAGGTCTCGCATCGCCTTTAGATAACCGAATGCCTCGGCTCTTTCCGCATCCGGCCAGTCGCTTAGCTTTATTTTTCCTATCGCAAGCTCGATAAGTGCGGATGGATTTGGCGCGGTCATTGTTCGCGAGCCTTTAGCATTGCGTCAGCCATAGCGTAAGCAGCGGTAGCAACCAAGGAAGAAGGCTGCACAAGTTCGCGCTTGCCAGCTTGGTCGAAAGCGGAAATAGTTGTTTGATCGGATAGAATTCCTTGCATGGCCTTGGCTGCTAAATAATCTCGCAAACTCATGCCGTTGCAATCATGGCGCGATGTTCCTGCGTATTCAGCATTGCTGTCGGCCAGCGGAAACGCAGGCCCGCCATCATTCTTGCTCATTGCTTTCTCCTTTCGCCTTGGCGATTGCTGCACTGTTACGCGCTATATGCACGTCAAGAACATGGCAGACCTCTGGATTTTCACAGGCGTGCCGCTTTGTTCTTAGCAGCAGGGTTGAAGCCTCAAGCGCTTCAAGCAGGTCAGGCGCAGCCCTGTGCACAAGATCAATACGCTTGTTATTTTCTTCCCGCTCAACTCTCCGCCTGATAGCCGCCATAGCCTCACCGTGATCCGCATAAATCTTGCTGTAGCTGGTTTCTTTGGCGTCACGACGACCATTGCTGCGAACGTAAAAGCTAGCAGTCTCGCGCGCGTACTCTTTGCGCTCAGGCGCTTTTGAATACCGACGCACTTCCCACGCAATAATGCTCATTCCCGATCCTCCCTTACTGACTCCAGATATTCCCCGACGAACGGGGCGACAATCTCTTCTGCCGCCTCTTGAATGGCGTCTTTACTCACCAGCATGTACAGCGCGCGCTTAGCCGCATCCAAATTCCCACCGGCTACGGCGTGTAGGATTTGGCCGAGCGCACCATCTTGGTCGGTTTCGTGGGCTGCCAAAGCCATGCCGGCTAGTTTGTCGGCCAGCAGATACGATTCAACGCGTACCATGCCGCCTATCTTCAAGTCACGCCCGGTCACAAGATCATCAGCCGCGCAGTGCAACCAGTTCAATCCATCCGCTGTTTGCAGGAATGGCACGCTATCGTCCGGTGCTGCATTGTCATATGCAGCCTGGCCTGCCTTGAGCGCAGCTGCGTTGTTGCGCTCTAGGCGGCTCACTTTGCCACCTCGAAAACTGGGCGGCGAGCCATGACTGGCGCAGACAAGCTGCCATCCTCATTAACCAAGCGAACAGCAGCCCAGATAAAGCCGCCAAAGACAGACATTTCCGAGTTATGGATGACAACCTTTGCCGGGTAACTGATGTATGTGTTGTGGCTCTCAAGCAGCGTCATGATTTCCATTTGGTGCATCCTTGGTTCGTTTCGACGTGATCAGTATACCCAATCTGCCATTGCATGCAAGCGCGAGAATCGTAAATATTCCGCTTGCTTTGCCATTGCATGATGCTAGTATGTGATGACGCAAATCAACCGAAAGGATCAGCAAAATGAGTGAGTTTAAACGAGGCGACAAGATAACCGTAAAAGGCAACAGCTACGGCAGCCATTGGTTTCTGGGGCATCTTCCAAAGGGTTACGAAGGCCGTAAGTGCAAGATGGTCAAGATTGTCCACTCAAGCACGAACGAAAGCTGCTTTGAGGATGTTAAGTGCGGCATTCTGCGCGCAGTTCGACTTGTTGACGTGAGGGCAGCGAAATGACCGACCACACCACCCAACAATTCTGGGATCAATACGCCAAGCCCGGCGCGACTCACTACAACCCTGAGACAAAGGACTGGTATCGCGTCGAAGGTGATACCGCTCTGGCATGGGCTACCGTAGAGGGCGGCTGGGTTAACGCCGCTTGCTGGCATGAGCGCAAGCATCTGTGTGTGGCGCGGCCAGTGGCGCAGTGGGATGGCGAGGGCAATGCGCCGGCTGGAACGTCTTGCGAAATGACGCATGTTAGTTGGCGCGAGCGCGGCTGGGCAAAGGTAATCGTTAATTACATGAGCGACACGTATGCGATTACTTCTGACGAATGCGGCGAGCAGCATTGGCATCGTCGCGATGTTATTTTCCGCGCAATGCCAACACCCGCCCAGCTAGCAGCAGAAAAGCGCGAGGCTGAGATTGACGCCATCTGCTATGACATTACGCTGCACTACGGCAACCCTAAAGGCTCAGAGCATTACCTTGGTCTTGCAACTAAGCTGCATAACCTGGGCTATCGCAAACCGGAGAAAGAATAATGGGCGGCGATAGAACAATAACCGCCGCGACTGTAAATCTTACTGTCGAGCTTTTCGACTTAGGCACTTTCGGCCCCGGCTCAAGTATTGCGCAGGCGAAAGAAGCGGCGGCGATCCGGCTTAGTAAATTGCTCGGCATTGAAGTTACGCCATCTCAACTTCGCATTGATTCCGTATCAACTAAATCAGGCGAGACAACAAGTAAATTCACGAGGATTTATCCATGAAACCCGTAAACCTAGATATTCCAAACGAAGTCCGCGCAGGCGTTGAGTTCTTAAAGCGCCACATGGCTGACGTTATCGAACTTGCGCAACTTCAAGCCAAGGTTAAGAAGGCGACTTATGACGCGCTTATTGCGGAAGGGTTTACCGAAGATCAAGCGCTTGAGTTATGCACGGAGATTTACTAATGGTCGTATTCGTGATCGTAGTTTCAACACTACTGGCAGTCGGCACATTTACTTATGCGCTGCTTAATATCAACAGCTCATATGACAAGGATATGGGTTTGGAGTCTGAGGATAGGGAGAAAGAGGATGAGCAATGATCTTGTTAAGCATGCCGTTGCTGTTCTTCCATATTGGCCGCCAGGCGTTTCCAGAATAAAGGTTTCCAGGGGAGGCGACTGGATGTTCAATATCTCCAGCATTGAAGATAGTGTGCGTTACGAATCTGAACTTGCATTCAATCGGCTTGGGCGTGGAGCTAAGAATTATTCAGGCTTGTCATGCACCCATCATCAGTTCCAATCTCTAAAGAATAAGGATAAGCAATGACAACTTCGCCAGTTGCATCAATCACCGACGACCTCTTGGCCGAGCTTGAGCAGTTGGCAGGCAAGGCGACTCCGGGTCCGTGGCAGCATGTGCCGGGGGACGATGACCCGGATTCTTCTTGGTCGATGCAATTCCCGATTGTCACTTCAGATATCCGCGAAGTTATTGGAACTGAGGGTTTTTACAGCGAAAAAGACATTGATGAGGCAAACGCTGCATTTGTCGCCAGCGCCAACCCCGCCACAATCCTAGCCCTACTCCAGCATGTGCGCGAGTTGACTAAGGATCGTGAGCGCTTGGATAACCTCGACAAGCTTTGCGAGGCTTACGGCTTTGAGGTTCACGAAGGCAATCGATGGGTGCTTGACGGGCCATTCCGAAACGTCCGCGACGCCATTGATTCTCTGCCTGATGACGCAGACCGTAGTAGCACTAACAGCAGTGGTGACGAATCATGATCCTGCGCAGGCTTGAAGGCCTCACAGGTACAGGGCCAATCGACAACCTTGTCATGTATGAGGCTGATATCGAATGCCCTTGCTGCGGCTACTGGGACGTTTGGCATATCCCGGCACAGAAAGGCACCTGCCACTCCGGGCAGTTTGAAAACTCAAGCATTGAGTATTTCTGGTGCGAGGAATGCGACGCCTATTTGACGGACAAGGAACCTAGCGCCACCAATGAGGATAAGCAATGACAATCACAGAAGAATTAATTGCATCGATTTACAACAAGTGCGAATCAGCGGAGAAGTCTGGTGGCGCTGAAGTTAAGTTTACAATCAAAGAGGTTATGGAGTTTCTAGATGAATTAGTAGATTTAAAAGACGACGCTGATAGATTCAGATGGCTAGTGGAAGATCCAAATAGAGAGGATATGCCTGATGGTTATGTTTGGTGCGTAGAGAAAAGCGAAGACGGCATATGCCACGCTGGCTACGGCGATGACCTTGTTGATGCAATTGATTGCGCAATGGATGCTGCGCATACCAGAGGTCAGTTTAAATGACCATCACCGAACAACGAATCAAGGCCGAACTTGAAGCATTTATCGACTGGCCGACTGAAGACCGGTCATACATCACAACTGCAAGCTGCCTGATCTTTGCGAAGGTAATCGCCGGCATGGTTGAGGTTACGCGTTCTCATGGTCTGTGAGTCGCGGCGCGTTCCTCTCGCCACCCATGCTCCCAAGTAGGGCTTTTTATTGAGGTGCATTTATGCAGCTGACTACCGCCAATATCACCATGTCCAGCCGGGAAATTGCAAAGCTGGTTGACTCCCGCCATTCCGATGTTGTCCGCACAATTGATCGTTTAATTGATCGCGGCGTAGTTTCAGGGTGTGCGCCGTCAGCGTATACCCACGAACAGAACGGCCAGACCTACATGGAATACCTTGTCAGTAAGCGCGACAGCTATGTGATAGTCGCTCAACTCTGCCCAGAGTTCACCGCGCGCCTTGTTGACCGCTGGCAAGAGCTTGAGCAGCAGGTTATTCAAGTTCCTACCACGCTATCAGGCGCACTTCGTCTTGCAGCAGAACAAGCCGAGCAGATTGAACGGCAGCAAGCGCTAATCGAGCAGCAGAAGCCCGCAGTGCAATTTGTTGAGAGCTATGTGCAGTCGGAAGGATTACTAGGCTTTCGGCAAGTGGCGAAGCTCCTACAGGCCAATGAGCGGCAGTTCCGTCAGATGCTGCTAGATCAAGGCGTTATGTACTACCTTGCCGGCGCGCTAACGCCAATGGCTGCCCATATAAATGCAGGCCGCTTTGAGGTTAAGACCGGCACCAGCGAAAACGAGCACGCTTACACGCAGGCCAAATTCACCCCTAAAGGCGTTCAATGGGTGGCTGGTCTGTGGGCTGCTCACAAGATGGGCGCTTAGCGATGCACTACTACAGCCATAACGTTGGCGACTACAGGCGAGACACAAGCCATTTGAGCATGCTTGAGCACGGAGCTTACAGGCAGCTTATGGATACTTACTACCTGACAGAAAAGCCTTTAACGCTAGTGCATGCGGATTTAATGCGAACGCATTGCGCTCGCAGTGCGGATGAGGTGCAAGCTGTAGAAAACGTGCTTAGAGACTTCTTTGTCAGGACGGATGAGGGCTACATTCACAAGCGTTGTGATGTAGAAATCGAGGCGTTCCATGCTAAATCAACCAGTGCTAGCGAGTCTGCAAAGGCCCGATGGGCGCGGGCTAAGAAAGAAAAGGAAGCGAACGCAATGCGAACGCATAGCGAAGGCAATGCTAACCATAAACCAATAACCAATAACCATAAACCAGTTAAAAGCATTGGTGTATCTGCGCCCACTGAGGATAAGTTTCAGCTGGCGTGGAAGTCCTACCCGAAACGAGAAGGAGCCAATCCTAAAAACAAAGCGCTGTCAGCATGGAATGCACGGATCAAGGAAGGTGTTAACCCCGACGCAATGCTTGCCGGCGTTCAGCGCTACGAAGCATTCAGCAAAGCCAAGGGCAATATCGGAACCGGCTACGTTATGCAGGCCGTTCGATTCTTCGGAACTGAGCGCGCATTTGAGAATGAATGGGCTGTCTCTGCTGTAGCTGGAAAACCCAACGGCGTTCACCACGGCTTTGACAATATCGACTACAGCGCGGGCCTAGTAGCCCGAGAGGATGGCACCCTTGGACTCTAATCAAGATATGGATGTGCAGATAGCAACTGCTGTTTGCGAAAAGCACGGCGAGTTTGAACAGAAATCTTTCCAGATACCGATGTTCAAGCGGCGCACACTTTCGCGCTGCCCTACCTGTGAAGCAGAGCAGAAAGCGGCAGACGAAGAAAGCGCACGCCGCCAAGCCGAACTTATCCGACAGATCAGACTTCATGAAAAGCTCGGCTCTGCTGCTGTGCCTAAGCGGTTTGAAGGTAAGCGCTTTGCTGATTACCAGTGCGATACGCCAGAGAAAACGGCGGCGCTGGAAAAGTGCATGGCATATGCTGATAACTTCAAGGATAACTTTCAGGCTGGCCGTAACCTGATCTTGATTGGCTCTCCAGGCACTGGCAAAACCCACCTAGGCACGTCAATTGCCAACCGCTTAAACCACAACACGGGTCACACGGCCGCATATCGCACGATTGGAGGCGTTCTACAGGCGATTAAAGAGACTTTCAACGGCGATGGGCGCGAGAGTGAGGGCAGTATAATTGCCGGCCTTACAAGCGTTGATTTGCTTGTTCTGGATGAAATCGGCGCGACCCGAGAAATGCCGAGCGACTTTGAGCTATCGACCATCTTCGCAATCATCAATGGCCGCTACGAGCAGCAGCTACCAACCGTAATAATTTCCAACTTGTCAGCCGAGGCGCTTACTCAGGCTATGGGTGATCGTTGCGTGGATCGTCTGCGCGAAGGTTCGCCGGTAGTGGTTCAGTTCAAGTGGGAGTCAGCGCGCCGAGGTATCCAGTGAACTGGTCTAGAAAGTCCGCCTACGTCATGACTGGCGAGCACGGATATGCCGTCGCCAAGTTCCAGCTAGGCGACCAAGCCAGATACCGGGCAAGCTTGGGCGGCAAGTTTCTAGGCGCTGTACAGGATAGCTTTGAGTTGGCAGCGCAGATTTGTGAAAACCACTTGGCAATTGTTGGGGATAACTGGGAGCAAGAAGAATGAAAGCAAGTATGGATTCAAACGGCGTAATCACGATCAAGGCAGAGACTCCGATGGAGCAATATGTGCTTGGTCTTTGGGCGGATAAAGCTTTGATCAAGGTCGATGATCATCGGCGGATGGAAGAGTTCTATTTTCGATCTTCACTTCTGATCATCGATCATAGCGACCCGGAGAATGGCGATGAATAAGTTCGTAAAGGCGCTGGCAAGGCATGAGCTGGCCGTAAATGGTCTGGCTGCCGCGACAAGCGCAATCGGCAATGAACTGGCGAAGTGCCCAATACAGGTTGAGCTGGACAGGTTGCTTGGCCTGCAATGGAATGGCGAAAGCTATTCAGAGGCTGACAAGCTGCGCGATAACCAATACCGAACAAAGACCCATTTGTGGCGCGCATTTAGCGGCGATGGCCAAGATCGTCTTGATGACGACGAAATAACCGAGTATCTGGCCGACGATGAAACCGGATGCCCGCGCTGTGCTCGAGCCTGGGAGCTGATCCACGAACGCAAGAAGGCGCGGCAGGAACTTGGCGTTGCGCGCCGACTGATCCGCTACTACGGAAAGCAGGCGCTGCTGATGGCGGAGGATGATCAATGACTTTGGAGCAACGAATTACAGTATCCAAGCTGCGCGCAGAAGGCTTCACCCAATGCGAGGATCAATCACAAAGCCTAGTGATCATGGTTCGCGGCAATGACAGGCGCGTTGTTTGGCTGGATGGCAGCCAACACAGGGCGATGGGCGCAAAAAAATAGTTTGCGCCATGGCGAGCGGCTGCATATACTGCAATGGCAAACAATCAAAGGAGGCATGTGTATGACTCACCTAAGCTGGAGTGTTTTGATGCTGGCTGGCTACTTGGTAGCTGGTGTGCTGCTGGTAGCGTGGTTCTGGAAGAAAAAGAAAGTCACTGCAAAGCAAGCTGCTATTTGCCTGTCATGCTATGTGGCAGTCATTGGCTTTCTGGCCTTCGACGTTGGAACTCGCCAGCAAGACTTGCAGCGCAGCAGCTTCGACGCGCAAGCACCAGAGGCTCAAGGCAAAGTCATTCGCGAGACAATGGATCGCGCCGCAGTAAAACAATCTTTCGAAGAATCGGTTAAGGACTCAAAATGAAAAACCTGAAAATTCTGGCAGTAGCTTTGATGATCGCCGCGCTGACTGGTTGCGGTTATTACACCGTGCCACCCGCGAGCAAGGGGAAAATCCTTTCCACTACCGGCTATTCCGCTGACGTGAAAGAGACTGGCAAATACCTGCTTTGGGGGCGTGACGAAATGGTAGTGCTGGATACTTCCACGCAGACCATGGCCGAAAGCGTCAGCGTCAAGATGCAGGACAACATGACGCTGGATTTTCAAGTGCGATTCCGTACCCGTATCGCCGGCAATGACAAAGTGATCAACGCGATGTTTAACGACATCACGCACGAAAACTACGTTGTTGCGCTGCCTCGCGTTTACTCGGTATACGGCAAGGACGTTGTGCAGTCTGTGGCCCGTTCGGTTGTGGGAAAGTACAAGACCGAAGACGTTGGCGTGAACTTTGATCAGATCACCGCCGACCTGCATGCTGAGCTTGTAAAGCGGATGGTTAACAGCCCGCTTGAGGTTAGCAACATCACGCTTGCCAACATCCAATACCCTGACGTAATCGTTAAAGCGATTGAAGCCCAGCAAGAGCGCAAACTGGCCATTGAAACCGAGGCCAACAACCAAGCAGTCGAAATGGTCAAGAAAGAAAACGAGCTTGAGCTTGCTCAGGCCGACTATGAAATCCGCATGACCAAGGCCAAGGCTTTGCGTGATGAGAACAAGACTACGGCAGAAGGCTTGAACAGCATGCTTCTGGAATACCGTCGCCTTGAGGTTCTGGAGTCTATGACCAAGAACAACAACGCGGTCTTTGTCCCGTATGAAGGCTTGGGCAGCTCAGGCGTAAGCAATCGAATGTTCGCCAAGTGATGGCAGGCCCGCAGAAATGCGGGCTTTCTCTTTCTGCAATGGTAACGCTTGACGCCATTCGCCATTGCGCTACTATGGGCGCAGGACAAACGAAACGGGCAAAGAGGTTTGAAAAATGCTGATTGAGTGGGGCCTAAACGGCTACGGCGAAACGCACTGGGCAACTGAGATTCCTGCCGAACATTGCTCGCCAGGTCTTGAGGTTGGAATCATCGCGAAGCAGAAAGGTATTCAGGTTGGCAATGATCTGATTACATGGGAAGAAATCGACAAGGCGCGCGAATTTCTGCGCAATGCGGACTGAGGTTGAAATGAAAGCACCAGAAATCCTAAAGGCCGCAGCAGGCCACCTAAGCGACCGAGCCGCTACCTACGATAAGCCAGAAGGCGAACGCAGCATGGAAGCAACGGTTGACGCTTTCCTAGCCGTAACTGGCATCAAGGTAACGGAAGAGCAGGGCTGGCTATTTATGGCCCTACTAAAAGCAGTTCGCAG